CTCTGCACGCTTCTACGAAGGCCGTGTAGTACAAGGTATGATTGCCGCTAACATGACTGAAACCAACAAGATTGGTTACATCGCTTCGTTCCCTATTCCAGAAGTAATCCGTGGTATCAACGCATTCATGCTGGAAGCACAGAAGCACAACCCAGACATTGAAGTAGATATCATTTGGCTTTACACCTGGTTTGATCCAGCGAAAGAAGCTACCGCAGCACAGGCACTGATTGATGAAGGTGCAGACATTATCGTACAGCATACCGACTCTCCTGCTCCAGTACAGATCGCAGAGCAGAACGGTGTATACGCATTTGGTCAGGCTTCGAACATGAGCCGTTTTGGTCCTAATGCACACCTGGTTTCCATCGTAGACGATTGGGATTCTTACTACGTTGACCGTGTTGGTCAAGTAATGGACGGCACCTGGACTGGTGGCGATACCTGGTGGGGATTCACTAAAGACGGTCAAGGTGGTGAAATCGGCATGGTTGCTCTGGAAAGCTACAACGTGGCTGCTATGGGTGAGGAACTCGTAGAGGCTGCACAGGCTCTGGAAGCATCTCTTGCCAATGGCGATCGTCATGCATTTCCATGTGAAGGTCTGCTGATGCAGGACGGCTCTATTCCTGAGGATTGTGCCAATGGTGCAGATCACCTGGGTGACTGGCCAACTCTGTTGTCTATGAACTGGTACGTAGCGGGTATTGACGCATCTGTACCGAACTAATCAATCTCTATGTAGTCATCCACTACGATAACGAGGACTGGTGGGCACCGCCTGAAACGGTGTCTACCAGACTCCCGTATTTCGAAGCTATGGATGAGATGAGGAGATTGAAAGAACTAAATCCTGATGATGCCTATCAGGTCATGATGATCGAGTGTCATCAGCCAGGGAAGAAATAAAAAAAGGGGACCAGCGAAAGCCAGTCCCCTTTATTAATGTAATATCAAATTATTACTATTTGTTTTTCCAAATCATCCAGAGTACCCAGACTGCCAACAGTCCTACAAGACCACTGGAGCCAAGGGAATCTACTACACCAGATACGTTGTCGATTACACTGACGCCGTCTGGCATAAATGGTACCGCACCGAGACCAAGCAGCTCAGCTACGATAGTAAGGGCAAGAAGGCTTACGCCAAGTTCAGCAAGACGGCTGACCCAGCCCTTTACGCTAGTGATGATATCCATTATATCCTCCGTTAATGTTTTTAACCTAATATTTATGATATTAATTAGCTAACGGATTATCGAGCGCTTCTTGGATTCTAGCATTTAGTCTATCATCAACTTCCTGGATTTTTCTATCAGTATCAGAATAGAGTTGATCGCGCTTTCTATCAAAGCGAATATCTGCTTCATCTACCATTTCTCTGACTTCTCTTTCACTTTCCCGCATATCATCTTCTAGCCTATCAACTAGTGTTTCAATACGAGTAACATCATCTTTTAAATCGTTTTTGATCTGTCGAGCATAGTCAGTTGCTTGGATAACAGAATCTTCTGTACTAGCCATCTTCTGTTCGATGACAGATAACTGTTCTTGGAACCCGCTGAGATCAGGCGCTACGTATGACTGGATCATCTCTTTCATGTCCATATAATCTTTGTAGACTTCAAAGCCACCATAGAGACCACCAACGAGAGTGGATAGACCCATAGCCACAGCTACCATCCTACCACCTTTGAACTTGATCCCAGCGAATTCTATCTCAGCCATTTTACTTCTTCATCCCTTCGATACCTTCTTTAGCATAGAATGCAGCTACGATAGCAGCGACCGATACAAAGTACGTTGGAGCAATATCCTTGAGCAGACCAGAAGCAGTCTCCTGACCGATCAAGGATGAAAGAACAATAGCAAAAGGATAGAGCAGCATACCAGCGAGAGCGAACCACGCCATGCCTCTCTGAGCATCTTGCTTCTTATCATCGTTTTCGATCTGGAGCATTCGCTCCGCTTTTGCCATTTCTTCGTCTGTTACAATCCCGTCACCGTCTTCATCAAATTGATTGTAGATAGAGTCTGATTGTAATTTTTTAGCCAATGGAACCTCCTAAGCCTTGCATTGCACTTGTTAACTGTGGAGCAAAAGATGATGCCGCCCAAAGCATAAGTGCAATTGCACCCACACCGATCACGACCCACTTCATCTTCATGTCATCCACAGACATTTTAATGCCAATCAGTTCATTGCTAAGAATACGCAGAGACAGTTCCATCTTGCCTTCTGGCATATCAATTGGAACCTGTTGCTGCTGGTTTGTCTTTTGCTCTTCAGCCATTACTTTAATCCTTCATCTAAGATATCTTCTAAAATCACAACACCTTTTGCTACCAATCTTTCTCTATTGGAAAGGTGCAACGCTTGAATATCATCCTTACTTTGACCATGATACGGTACCGCATGGCCTTCTTCAATCATAACTTCAGTCAGTAGTTTCTTATCTTGGCCTACAAAGAAGTCACCAAGAATCCTACCAAACTTACCCTTCATATCTTCTCCGTCCTTGGCAGCAAACGTCTTAAGAATAACTTTTTCACCAAGCAGTTCTTTAACACGCTCTTTTGCTGCAAGACCGAATAACTTTTCGACTTTGTCAGATGTTCTAGATTCTGGTGTGTCGATGCCCATGATGCGAACACGCTCATCCTTTAACCATACTCCGAATCCTAAATCAATGTCGACGTCAACGGTATCACCGTCAACAACCTTAACTAAATTCGCTTTATACTCGTACACTGTTTGTTTCTCCTATTGGAACTGTAATGCCCGAAGTTGTTGTATCTCCTGTTCAAGTCGCATCACTTCCAACTGTTTCTTACGCAGTTCGAGTAAATATAATTCATTGCAATCAATTCTAGCTTTTGGCTTTTGACCTAAAGGAATGATAATTCTAGCAAAGACGCCAACGTCTCCGACGCGCGAATCAACATAACCATCAAGAGGATCTGTATATCCTCTGCCAATAATGCCGGTTACCCCAAACTCTAAGTTGGTGGCAGAACCAATTGCATTAGAACAGTCTAGATCGCCCGCCTTAAACCTATCTGACTGGTATGAACCAGGAGCAGAAGGCAAGGATAGGTTTAAGGAGCTAGACTGTCCAAATGCAACAGAGGCATATAGTAGTAACATTATAAGAATTATAAAAAATATCTGTGATCTGTTATAACTAGTCATAATCATACCTTAGAGCAGATTCTAGAGTCTACGCCAGATGATGGAGCATCTAACAAAAGTTGCTTAGAGGTAGTGCAGATATATTCAATACGATCACAGTCTGCCTCTCTAATATAAATTTCGACATTCTGCTTGGAAAGATATGGTGCATAAATCAGTTTGGACGTAGTAGCAAATGGAACAGGATTCCAGTCTGCATCATGTGCAGTGATTTCATAATATTCTATATCTGACCTTTTATTAAAAAGGGTCATGGTAGTCACGGCAACATCTGATATGAACGAGGGTTCAAACTTAGGATATGTCGGGGTCCACTCGTGAGCGTGAGCGGTAGTAGCCATCAAGGCCGCCACCACCGCCGTAATAAGTTTCTTCATTAGCTGGCGATGCACTCTGCTGTTACGTTAGCGGAGTACTGACCGCCAGGGAAGGACTTACCATACCCATAGTCAACGGAAGACTCAATCTGGAACCAAGTAGAACCAGCAACAGTTAAGTCGTATTCTGTCACGTTATCGTACTCGACCTTAGCTGCTTCATAGCCAGCCATTCCAGTATCAGATGTTTGCGACACAGTTACCTCACCATCCCACGCAAGTGCATCATCAAGTGTTGGTGATGTTGCAAAAGAGTTAGGCCAGGAAATCTTGGCAATGTAGTAGTCTGCAGCAGTAACGTCGAAACGTACTACCGGATCTACACCGCCTTTGACAGGATCTGTATCTAATTGATCGGGAGCTGGGTTTCCATATACACCTGCTACAGAAGTGTAGATGGAGCACTTGGAAGCCACATTACCCGTGATAGGGATGCTTTCAGCGTTGGCCGTAGTACCTACGATCGCCACTGTCAGCGCTGCGAAAAGTCTTAACATTTATTATTCTCCGGTTGTGTTTTCTCTATCATATTGAGAGCGTACCATAGAATAATGTTTGGCATCACTAGCCAACTGTCTCAGCGCCCTGTTATTATCAGGTAATACTGTGTCTTCAAGTTGTAGAGTATCTTCGTATACTAATACTTCAGGATAGTCTACTTCATAATATGGTTGAATTAGAGGATCGTTTGCGAGCTGTTCTAATAATCCCTGTTGAACGAATCCATCGATAAATCCTCCAACATCGGGATCAGTCTGCATACTCTTCTCTAAATCTTCCTCTTCATCTTCAACGATTTCAATCTTATCGTCTTCGTTTTCAATCTCGCGTTCCTCTTGCATTTCAACCCAGTATTCATAGAACTCGTCTTCTGGATCAACATACTCAAGGCCTTCTAGATATTTATATAAAGCGTCCAAAAATCCTGGACAATTTGGATCTGCAAGGGGTATAGTGCATATAATATTTGTTTCATCAATATCCATTCTGTAAAGGTATATAACAGATGCATCACTTACCGTTCCGTCACCATCTACAGTGATAGAACCATCGCCCCATTGTTCTCCAGGAATACCGTCAAACCTAAAATTCTTTAGGATAGAATTTCCAGGCAAGCCAGACCAGTCATCAACTTCTTCAAAGACGTATCCACCATTTATAGCATCTTCGTTTCTAATATACACAGTAGCATTAGACGTCGGGTCTTTGGTCATGACATAGTAATAGGTTACGCCATTAACCTGTAGCGATACGTTGGGTGATGAAAAATCTGGCAGAACGTCTACGGGTGACCAGGTTAATCCGTCATTAGCTGCGTTATTAGTTACTCCATATACGGTATCAGCCGCCGAGTAAGACGGCAAGAATACCGAGAACAACAGCGCCACCGATGAGAGTGGTCCTAGTATCCGGTTCAATATTCATTCCTATACCTGGTCGTGAATCTGGTCTTCTATCTTGATTAGTAGGGTCTTCCCATTCCGACTTTGCTTCTTCGCCGATCTTACCGTCGATAGGGCAAGGCGTGCCTGCGTCCATCATAGCCCTAAAGACTCTTTCGTCTTGACACATAACTGATACGGCTGCAACCTTCATTCCCATATTATACAGAGTGACAGCGTTTTTCAGCTTTTCGCAGTTCATATCTCTAACAGTGGTGCCGGCAGAAATACCAAGGATCTGTGTCTGTACTGCACCGGATACGCCGACGGTACATAGGTCTGAATTAGACGCACTGATTGTAGGAGAGATTGCCGTAGGAGGTGCAGTGATGACTGTATTGGTCGAGTCACTGGTTGTCGTTACGGTACTTGTTGTGGTATTCTCTGTGACAATGGGATCATTTGTCGTGGTTGTGGTCTCTTCCTGAGCCACCGCTGCTGAAGCCGCCAGTGTCATGATAAAAGCAGCAAACATTCTTTTGAACATGGTGTTTGCCCTTTATGATAATAGTATAGATATTTATAGTTTACTTCCCCTTCAAAATATGGTAGAATGCTTTTCTTAACGTTAAATGAAAGGATTGTCCATGTCCATTATGGATAAGCTCAAAAAGAATTCTAAACTTAGTCACACTGCAGTACTGTCTAAGTCCAAGTTCTTTACTGACAAAGATATGATTCCAACTGACGTTCCGATGCTGAACGTTGCACTGTCCGGCTCTTTGGAAGGCGGACTCGCTCCAGGCCTTACAGTTCTTGCTGGTCCATCCAAACACTTTAAGAGTTCGTTTGCTCTAAAGATTGCATCAGCTTATATGAAGAAGTATCCTGAAGCTGTGATGCTGTTCTACGATTCTGAGTTTGGTTCTCCACAAGAATACTTCCAGAACTTTGATATTGATACTGACCGTGTACTGCACACGCCTATTACCAACGTCGAAGAACTTAAGTTCGACCTTATCAACCAACTAGAGCAGATTGACCGTGATGACAAAGTTATCGTCATCATTGACTCTATTGGTAATGTAGCATCCAAAAAGGAGCTTGAGGATACACTCAACGAAAAGTCTGTGGCAGATATGTCACGTGCCAAGGCACTCAAAGGTCTGTTCCGTATGGCAACACCGTACCTGACCATGAAAGACATTCCGATGTTAGCAATCAACCATACATATCAAGAGATGGGTTTGTTCCCTAAGGCAATCGTGTCTGGCGGTACAGGCATCTACTATTCAGCAGATAATATCTGGATCATTGGTCGTCGGCAGAATAAAGTTGGCACTGAGGTTACCGGATATGACTTTGTAATCAACGTGGAGAAATCTAGATATGTCCGTGAAAAATCCAACATTCCTATCACGGTTTCTTGGGAAGGTGGCATCGATGAGTATTCCGGTCTACTTGATGTGGCTCTGGCAGGTCAGTTCGTCGTCAAACCGAAACAAGGCTGGTACGCCAAAGTCGACCAAGAAACAGGCGAAATAGATGGGAAAAATTTTAGGCAAAAAGAGTTAACAAAAGACTTCTGGTATGATATAATCCAATCTAATAAGTTCAAAGAGTTTATTGAGAAACAATACCGTGTTGGTATGGTACCAGATCAAGAGGTTGTAATTGTAGATGAAACAGAAATCGAAAATTAAGTTAGACGAAGACTACGAATACGTAGGTATCTCTGAAGAGCCTGAATGGGCTATTCGCCTACTGACCGGCAAGTACAAGGAAACGATTGTTCGATATACGCAGATTAAACTAGAATCTATTGACACCGCAAAAGAAGGTGAAGATGATGTTACTCTAGGATTTGCATATCACATCCTGAATGAAACTGTACTTCCAGACGACTATAATGACGAGGAAGCTGGTCAGTACTTTGGTGATGTACTAATGGCTGCTATTGAAACTGGATTAGATGATGGAACAGCGGTACTAGATGAGCGATAACCTAAACAGAACTATCCTACGATCCCTATTAACTAACGAAAGCTATCTGCGTAAGGTTATTCCTTTTCTTAAGCCAAACTACTTTGAAGGTCCACTGAAAGTTATTTTCAAACAGATTGGCTCATTTGTTGATAAGCACAATGTCCTACCTACTCTGGAAGCATTCCGTATTGATCTTGAACAAGATGACAAAATGTCTGATGATATGTTCACTGAGATCTCGGCAATGCTTCCAGAGATCTTTTCACCCACGGATATTGACGAAGACTTCTTGCTAGAGAAGACTGAGAAGTGGTGCCAGGAACGTGCACTGCATATCGGCATTATGAAGTCTATCGATATCCTGGATGGCAAGGATGACAAGCTAACCAAGAATGCTATTCCAGATATTCTGTCTGAAGCATTGGGTGTTGCGTTCGATTCGAATGTAGGTCACGACTACCTTGACAATGCAGAGGAACGATTCGACTTCTATAACCGTAAAGAAGAACGCATGCCGTTTGACCTGCACTATCTGAATGAGATTACCAAAGGTGGTTTGCCGGACAAGACGCTGAACGTGATCTTGGCTGGTACAGGTGTAGGTAAGTCTTTGATTATGTGTCATATGGGTGCTAACGCTTTGCTGCAAGGCAAGAACGTTCTGTACATTACTATGGAGATGGCAGAAGAACGTATTGCTGAGCGTATCGATGCTAACCTGCTAGACGTTCCCATTGATCAGCTGGATAAGATGTCTAAGCCGATGTTTACCGAAAAGGTGGATAAGCTGAAGACTAAGACTATCGGTAAACTGATCGTCAAGGAATATCCGACTGGTGCAGCACACTCTAGTCACTTCCGTGGATTGCTAAAGGAACTGAAGCTGAAGCGTTCGTTTGAGCCAGACATTATCTTCATCGACTATCTAAACATCTGTGCATCGTCACGTATGAAGTCGATGGGTGGTGCTATCAACTCCTATACGTATATCAAGGCTATTGCAGAAGAGCTACGTGGCTTGGCAGTAGAATGTAGTGTACCTTTGGTAACTGCCACGCAGACTACACGATCCGGCTATGGTAGCTCTGATCCTGGTCTAGAAGATACGTCTGAATCGTTTGGTCTGCCTGCTACAGCTGACTTGATGTTTGCACTTATTTCTAATGAAGAACTAGATCAGTCTGGTCAGATTATGGTCAAGCAGCTGAAGAATCGATACAACGATCCTGGTAAGCATAAGCGCTTTGTGCTAGGTATAGATAGGTCTAAGATGAGACTATACGACGTAGGCGAAGCTCACCAAGACGTCATTGACGATGGCATTCCAGTATTCGACAAAACCCCTTCTGGCGACAAATTTAAGGACTTTAAGATATGACAAGAAAAGAATGGCTGGCATGGCAAGTTGTCAGTAATAATTTTAAAAAAGGTGTAGAGCTTGGTGTTCTGCGAGGCCCAACGTTCAAATATCTTATTGAGAATTGTAAGGAGTTGGAACTGACTGGCGTAGATGTTTTTTGTGCAGATAAGAGGTGGAGAGCGCAAGGCGTAAACACTACAAAAGAATTGCAAAAAGTTAGAGCCGCAGAGTGGTATTTTGAACTTTTAAATTTTTGTGATGAGCATCAGCCTAGAGCAAACATTATGCGAGACTTTACAAATCAAGCACACAAAAATTTTGAGGATGAATCTTTAGATTTTATTTTTGTGGATGCTGCACACACTTATGATGCTGTTGTGGAAGATATCAAACTTTGGGAACCGAAAGTTAGAAAAGGCGGTTTAGTGTCTGGCCATGACATAGACATGTTAGCTGTTCGCATGGCCGTCTCACAGCATAATCAAGAATATAATCAAGCACCCGACAACATTTGGTATTGGACTAAAAAATAATGAATCAAACTGTAATCCCTGTTGCAATCACTTCTTCTCTGATCAATGCGTACCAAGATGGCACTGGTAAGAAAATGTCTGCACAAGATTTGATCGTGTATTGTGCTCGAGTTTCCAACCCTAACAATCAAAACAGTGATGCACCTGCAGAGAAGCTGTTGA